ATAAGCGTTATCTGGTGGAATGGGACGGTGCAGCCCAGGTCTCCAGCCTGGTTTCTGTACCAAGGTATATCTGTGATTCCTGCGGCCATTCCCATGCCGCACTTCCTTCCTGTATCATTCCATACAGATCCTATTCCCTGCGTTTCCTCCTCGTTGTCCTCAGAGCGTATTTTATCCGGGCATGCTCTGTAGAACAGATATGTATTCATTACGGGATCACCATTTCCATGCTTTACAGATGGATCCGGCTCTTCCGGAAGCAGAAAGAAATCTGGCTTGGTGTTTTGGAAAGTGCAGCGGTCCAGCCAGCCGCATTCATCGATTCCACGGATGGACTTCTCCTGAAGGAGTTCTTTTTTGCGTTCCGGTTTTCTTATCTGGAATCTCCGCGCGGCATATCCCTGTCACCGCCGTCACAACTGCACCACAGGCCGGGATGCTTCACATAATACGGGAATGGTATCCGGACCACAGCCTTGTTATTCTATAAAAAAAGCAAAGGAGACAAGGCTATGGAAACAGAAAACACAAAAAATGAACCAATGGAGATCGCAAGGATCCGGTTCGGGCTTATCGCACCGATGGTACAGGGTACTTTCCCGGATGAATCCATGTCCGCATACTGCCGCAGGGTAGCTGCATTTCCGGTGAAGATGCCGGATGGACGGATGGTTCAGTACAAAGCGAAAACGATTGGGAAATGGCTGAGCCTGTACAACCGTGGCGGCATGGATGCACTTGTGCCGAGAACGAGATGTGACAAAGGAGGCACCCGGGTGATTACAGAAGACGCAGAAACCGAAATACGGAGGCTCCGCCGTGAGTATCCCCGGCTGAACGCCACACAGATCCATGACCGGCTGGTACAGGAAGCATTCCTTCCGGCAACTGTGTCAGTATCAAGTGTACAACGCTATATCAAACGGAATCACCTGAGAAGTGATGCATCAGCACCGGTCAGGGACAGGAAAGCATTTGAGGAAGCGTATTTCGGGGGTATGTGGCAGGCGGATACCTGTTACCTGCCGTATATCAAAGAGAATGGCAGATCCAGACGGGTTTATCTGCTCATGATCCTGGATGACTATTCCAGAATGATCGTCGGAGGAAAGCTTTTTTATCAGGATAACGCAGCCAACTTCCAGCAGCTTCTGAGGGAGGCAGTTGCAACTTACGGGATCCCGCACAAACTTTATGTAGATAATGGAGCTCCATACAGCAATGAACAGCTTTCCTTCATCTGCGGGTCCATCGGCACGGTACTGCTTCATACTCCGGTCAGGGACGGGGCCAGCAAAGGAAAAGTGGAGCGGAACTTCCGGACATTGAAAGAACGCTGGCTGTACGGTATCGATATCCCGCAGATCCAGTCACTGGATGAATTTAACCGTATGCTCTCCGAATATATCCGCAGGCATAACACAACCATCCATTCCGTAACGGGACAAACCCCGCTCGAACGCTACCTGTGCACAAATGAGCGGATCCGGAAACCCAGAAGCCGGGAGTGGCTTGAGGAATGTTTCCACAACCGTGTCATCCGCAGAGTCAACCGGGACGCGACCGTACATTTTGACAGTACTGTTTATGATGCACCCATGCAGTTCATCGGTCAGAAGATGGAGGTGCGTTACCTCCCCGGCGATACACAGAGTGCCTACATTCTTTATGGAAATGAGCATTACCAGCTGCGGCTGACGGACCGGGTGGCAAACGGAAAGACAAAACGTGCGGCTGCGGTACAGATTGATTACGGAAGGGAGGCATCCGGAAATGTTCACTGATTATTATGGGCTCTCTTTTAATCCGTTTGACAAACAGTGTATCCGGGAACGGGACGCATTCCGGTCGAAGGACCACAAGCAGATGCAGTCGCGTCTTGATTATCTGAAAGCAGTCCGCGGCATCGGAGTATTTACCGCCCGCCCCGGAATGGGAAAAACTTACGCGCTGCGGTGTTTTATGAACGGGCTGAATCCCAACCAGTACCAGACGGCATACATAAACCTGTCCACGATCAGTGTAACAGAGTTCTACCGCCAGTTCTGTGACATTCTCGGGCTGGAACCAAGCGGCAATAAAACACAGATGTTCAAGGCGATACAGGAACGGGTGTACTACCTTTATAAAGAAAAGAAGCAGCCATTGATCCTTGCGATTGATGAAGCACAGTATCTGAACTATAACATCCTGAGGGATCTGAAAATGCTGATGAATTACAGCTATGACTCCCTGAACTGTTTCAGCCTTGTTCTGGTGGGGGAACCATACCTGAATCACATCCTCGAAAAGCAGGTACATGAGGCACTGAGGCAGAGAATCACCGTCCATTATAATTATGAAGGCCTGTCTGATCAGGAAGTCCCAGACTATATCCAGCATAAGCTGGAGCTTGCCGGCGGGAGCCGAAGCATCCTGGGAGGGGATGCGGTCAGTGCAATACATGGTTACAGTGAAGGAAATCCCCGTAAGATCGATAACCTGATGACGGATGCTCTGACAATCGGAGCGCAGCAGGATAAACACACGATTGATTCAGAGATTATTCTTGCAGCAGCGAATAACCAGTCTTTGACATAACCCTGACAGCGTGCCAAAACGGCGACAGAAGCATGACTTAGAGATGCGATTCTGCCGCCGTTTTCGATTTCACAACTACGATAAAAAGTTGCTGGTGGCGACGAGAATTTGCCGCTCAACAGTAACACATCATTTAAAAAATCAGATAAGGTGATGCTTGCGTGTGGTGTTGTAGTGGATTTTCACCCCGGGTATTCTTTACCGTGGGAATGTCTGAAATTTGATGGCGTTGAACGGAAACCCATTTATGATAAATCACCATATCAGGAACTGCCAAAGTATTTTACACCATTACCAAAGTGTACGATTGACTTTGCCAATATGGGAGAGGGCGACGGAAGGAACAGCACATTATTTTCTTATATTTTATCCTTGCAGAATGCCGGACTGGATGAAGATGATATTAAAGAAACAATCAGGATCATCAATCAGTATGTACTGGCTGAACCCTTGGAAGAAAATGAACTGAATGTAATTCTTAGAGATGACGCATTCAAGAAACAGGTTTTTTTCCAAAAGAATAGGTTCTCACATGATAAATTTGCTGAACATATCAGGATGCAGCACCATGTGAAGAAAATCAATGGTCAGCTACATATATATGAAAATGGTATTTATGTGCCGGGATATGATGCAATAGAAAGGGCAATGGTGAAGGAGATTCCTTCATTAACATCAAACCAAAGAAATGAGGTGTTGAAGTATTTGAATGTGGTGTGTGTTGGGGAAGAATGCACATCAGACCTTCATCTGATAGCATTTAAGAACGGTGTCTATAACTTGAATACCGATCAGCTGGAACCATTCAGCCCGCAGCACATAATCACCAATATGATCCCATGGAACTATAACCCGAATGCTAAGTCAGAGCTGGTGGACAGTGTCCTTAACAAGCTATCTTGTGGTGATACAGATATACGGTATTGTTTGGAAGAAGTTGCCGGGGCCTGCCTATACCGGTCTGCTGCCATTGGTGGTGGTATGGCTGCTATCTTGGTGGGTGATAAGCATAACGGAAAGAGTACCTATATTCACATGGTAGGAAGTATGCTTGGAAGGGGGAATTATTCTGCTGCTGACATGGGGACTCTAGGGAACCGGTTTATCACAATCACGTTATATGGTATGTTGGCAAACATTGGTGATGATATATCGAATGGTTATATTGCAGATGCTTCCATTTTCAAAAAGCTGGTTACCGGTGAGGAAGTCCAGGCAGAAGAAAAGGGAAAACCTGCAGTTAGTTTCGTACCGTATGCAATGCACATCTATTCAGCTAATGACATACCGCACATGAAAGACCCCACCGGGGCGGTTCTTCGAAGATTGTTATTTATTCCGCTGAACGGGAAATTTACTAAAGATACCCCAGGTTATGACCCCTTCATTAGGTACAAACTGGAACAGGCCGAGCATATGGAATATTTTATACAATGTGCCTTAGACGGGCTTTGTGATGTACTTAATAACAAGGCGTTTACCGTTCCGGCAAAGGCTGCACAGCAGAAAGCAATCTATGAGGTGGAAAATAACCCTATTCTTGCATTCATTGAAGATACTGGAAAAGAAAATATCATCAATGAACTGACAGCCGACGTATATGCACGGTATCAGGTGTTTTGTGCTAGTAATGGTTTTCAGCCGGTGAGCAATTTGACATTTTCAAAGAATATCAATAAGGTGCTGGGAACGAAGATAATTACAGGTCATGTGGGAACGGGAAAAAGTAGAAAATCGGTTAAGCTGTTTTCTGAATAATGGCACTGTTGGCACGGTGACGGTACTATAAACGGTTCGGTTAAAATGTAATAAAATCATAGGGTGGCACTGTTGGCACGGTATGAATTAACTTATTATATATATTTTATGTTTGATGTGTTACAAAAATTAAAAATATAAAAATAATATAATTTACTCTTTAAACCGAGCCAACCGAACCACACCCGTATAAGAAAGGTAGGTGATAAAAATGTTATGGTGTCCTATAAGTCAGCAGGATTGTAAAAGAGATGATTGCGCTTGGTGGGTGGAAACTAGCAGGAGAAAAATAAACGGTAGATCTGCCGCCGGAAGATGTGTGATTAATGACCCTGCAGCAGAAGGAAAAAAGGTCAGAAAGTGGATTCGCGACAGTATTAACGATACCCTGAACCAGATAACGCAGGATGTAAATTCCCCAGAGTAGAGAGGTGCAGATCATGAAAGAGCAGATTATTGTAATGCTTGATAAAATTGATAATGAGGAATACCTTAAATATATTTATCAACTTATCAAGACATTTTTGGAAAGCAAATAGAGAGGTACATGATGAAAGAACAGATTATGAAAATGCTTGACATGGCAGATGAGCGGCGTTTGCGCTTGATTTATCGCTTTGTTAAGGCGATTCTTGGACAGGAAAATAAGGAGGAAAAACGATGACGAGAATCAAAGAGCTGCTGAATGATAAAGATACAGAGAAATTTGATACTCTGGTATATGGTGATGATTATGATTTCAATGATTGCGGGTTAATGGGACTTCTTCCGGCCGGGCTTACGTTTGATGATGAGGCAATAGAGTGTATTGTGATACTCATTCTTCTGGAAAAAGTATATGATCTCAAGCACATCGACAAAAGAAAAATTTATCAACTGTATGTTGATGAACTTAATTATCTCGTTGAAAAAAACGGTGAATCATTCCTCGGCGAAGCTTACTTCATGGAAGGAGGATTCAACGAGTTCACAGACAAGTTTTTTCCTGACTTGGGATGTAAAAAAGCCTCTGAATAATCTTACAGGGACTAAACAAAGGCTTGCCACATGGTAAACATATGACTCAGACAATCACAGTTTACCATGTGTGGCTACATTTTATCAAGAACAAGTTGAAAATGTTTATATAGCAATTATATGAATTCAGAGAGGTAAACAGAATGGATTATAGAACAATGATTACAGAACTTATCAATAAGGCATCTGATGTGCAGCTGAAACGCCTGTATCACTTTATCCGTGCATATCTGGCCTAAGAGGGGATTTACATAGATTTTCGAATCATCCTGAAACGCTGACATGTAACCAGATCCAGAAGGGCGGCAGGACTTACCAACCGCCCTAACATAAAGAGTTGCGATATCGCAACAGGAAGAAGGAACTATGAATAAATTATTATATCAGCTGTGCATGGCTTCCATGCTGATCAACTGTGTGCTTGCTGCAGCTGTCGGGTACCTGGTGAGGTAACGCCGGTATGATTAAGATCAAGGTATCCTATGAGCGTCCGGAAGAACTGAAAAGGCTGCTGCACCTGCTCCGGCCAGAGGTGAAACGCTGGAAAGTGTCAAGCAATGAGGAGGGACGTTTCAAGAAAGTATACATAGAACTGAAAGAGTAATTTTAAGGGGGCGGTTTCCTGCATGAATATGGTAGGACTGGCCCCGTTTTTATGCGTAAAAATGATACATTATATTGCAGAAAAAGAGCGTAAATAAAGGATTTTTCGCTTGCATACCCCCCTACGGTGTTGTATACTCATAAGAGATAAACAGAATATTGACGAGTACCCCGGCGACTGCCAACCGGAAGCCATTGATATTTTAGGCGTGGGAATAATAAAGAGATGAAAGTCTTTTTGTTATTTCCACGCTTTTTGTTTATCTATTTCCTTTCGAAATCACTGAAAGACGGGTACGGTTTCGCCACCTGTACTGTTGGAAAGTGATAACGTTTTGTGGGGAGTACCCACCAATATTATTTTAGTCTTACAGACTTTAAACGGGAGAAATGAACATGGAAGACATGGAAAAAATGAACGCAGAAAATGCGGAAAATCAGCAGCCAGACGCTGCACCAGATCAGGCACCAGACGAACCGGCAAAGACTTTTTCACAGGAAGAGGTTGACGCCATTGTTCAGAAACGGATTGCCAGAGAACGGGAAAGAATTAACGGACTTATTAACGAAGATGCGGAAATTAAGCAGCAATTAGCAACTGAACGTATCAAGTTTGAGGTTGCTAAACAGTTGAACACCGAAGGATACCCGCCGGAAGTGGTCGAACTCTTGGATTGTTCCAGTGAAGCGGCTTGTAAGGATTCTTTCCAGAAAGTCAAAGGTATTTTTGACAAATTGCTTGACGCAAAAATTCAGCAGCAGTTCAAAGACGCTGGACGGAACCCATCCAAAGGCGGTATCAGTCACCCGTCAATTGATGATAAAATAAAAGCCGCATTTTCACCACAGAATAGAAGGTGATTAGATAAAAATGGGAATTCAGTTAGTTACAAAATTTCAGCCGTATGTGGACGAACAGTTTTCAATTGAAAGTAAAAAATCCCTGATCACAAATCAGGATTACAGTTGGACCGGTGCGCACACGATCAAAGTATATAAAATTACTACGGCAAGTATGCACGACTACGCAAGAGACGGTGAAGTGTCATATATTGCAGATGCAGCAGGGGACAATGATAAAGTATTTGTTCCGCTGCCGTCTCGTTATGGTGTTGTTCAGTCTTTGGACGCAACAACCGAAGAGTTCACGCTCACACGCGACAGGTCGTTCACATTTGCAATTGATAAGCTGGATCAGGAGGAAACGGCGCAGCAGCTGGAAGCCGCTTCCGCACTGGCACGGCAGAACAGGGAAATTATTATCCCTGAGGTGGACGCTTACACCTATAATGTCATGGCTGCCGGAGCAGGTCATAAACCAGAACCGGTGTTTTTATCCGCAGCTGATTCAAGCCAGACAGAGTATAATATTTATGAGGAGATTGTAAAAGCCAATGCAGCCCTTGACAATGCAGAAGTACCGGAAACGGGGCGCGTTCTGATTGTAACACCAGATACATACATGATCATGAAACGCTGCAAAGATATTATCATGGAAACTGATATCAGCAATGATATGAGAATCAAAGGTGTTATCTCTAATCTTGATGGTGAT